ACTGAAACTGCACAAGCTCAAGCCGAACAACAATTAAGATCAGAGTGGGGTAGAGATTTTGATTCTAAAGTTGCACAAGCTGGTGCATTAGCAAAAGCAAATATCAATCCAGATGTTTTAGATATGCAATTACAAGATGGTACAAGAATAGGTGATCATCCAGAAATTATAAAAGGTTTCGCAAAAATTGCAGGTATGATGTCAGAAGATAAAATAGTTGCAACTGAAAGTGAAAATGTAAATTCAGTTAAAGATATTGAATCTGAAATATCAGCTATTACTAATGACACTGATGGACCATACTGGAACAAAAGTCATCCAGATCACGATAAGATAGTTCAACAAGTTTATACATTAAGAGAGATGCTTAATGCAGATAAATAATCTTAATGATAAAGAGATTCGATTAGAAGTATTGCGGTTGGTTAAAGAGACAGGAACAGAGTTCCATAAAAATGATCCCTTGCCAATCGCAGAAAAATATTATAATTGGATAGTAGGTAAGAAAATTCGCAAGAACCTTACTGACAAGAAGGAATAGACTTCTGCTCTAAAAGAGTTTAAATCCAAGAATTGCCTATCATTATTGATGGAGAACTATTCTGTTTTTTATAAATATAACAATAATGTAAATAGGAGACAAATATGTCATCACAAATAACAACAGCATTTGTTGAGCAGTATTCTGCCAATATACAAATGTTATCACAACAAATGGGATCTCTATTAAGAGATGCAGTTAGAGTAGAATCTATCGTTGGTAAAGATGCTTACTTTGACCAAATCGGAAAAGTAACAGCTCAACTAAAAGTTAGCAGACACTCTGACACACCTCAAATCGATACACCTCACTCAAGAAGAAGATGTAGCTTGGCAGATTATGAATTTGCTGATTTGATTGATCAACAAGACAAAGTTAGATTACTAATTGATCCAACTTCTTCTTATGCAAAAGCAGCAGCTTACGCAATGGGAAGAGCTATGGATGATGTAATTATTTCAGCAGCACTTGGAACAGCTAACACTGGAGTATCTGGTGGAACAGCAGTTGCATTACCTGCAGCTAATATTACAGCAGTTGGTACTGGTGGAGCTAATACTATGAACATAGCAAAATTAGCTTTAGCAAAACAAAAACTTGATGCAGGAGACGTTGATCCTTCAATTCCAAGACACATTGTTGTTTCTCCAACAGAGATTCAAGATTTGTTAAACAACACTACTGTTACTTCATCTGACTTCAATACAGTAAAAGCATTGGTTCATGGAGAAATTGATTCATTTATGGGATTCAAATTTCATGTTTCTAATAGACTTACTCAAAATGGAGCAGGAAATACTCAATGTATTGCCTTCGCAGAAGATGGTATTTTACTTGGTATTGGTAAAGACGTAACTGCTAGAATAGACGAAAGATCAGATAAATCTTACGCTACTCAAGTGTACTACTGTCAAACAATCGGTGCAACTAGAATGGAAGAAGCGAAAGTTATTTCTGTTCTTGCAAACTAATCATAGCTTAATATAGGAGAAATAATTATGGCTAATTCAACACAATACGCAAAAACAGTTGCGGCTTCACCATCAAAGATCAGTACTACTGAACTTCATGGTAGAGTGAGAGTAGCTTACGCAGACTTTACTGCGGCTGGTGCTCAAGAAACTATCAATATGTTCAAGTTACCAGATGGTGCTAGAATTATTGGTGGAAGAGTAAACCATGCAGCTTTAGGCTCTGGTACAACTCTATCAATAGGTCATGCAGCTTATACACAAGCTGATGGCACTGTTGTAGCATTAGATGTAGATGAATACAAAGCAGCAGCTGCTTCAACTTCACTTACATCTTTTAACATTGCTAATACTACAGCTTTAGGTGAAAATTCACTTGTGGATGCACCAGATGGATTGATAGTTACAGCTACTACAGCTGGAAAAAATGCAACTGGACTTATCACAGTTCAGATGACATACGTTCTAGACTAATAAATAAAATTTTAGGCGGTGGATGCGAGAGTGGAAGCCGCCTAGAGTGCATGAAAAAAATACAAGATTTAAAACCTGTATTACATTTTAAAAAAGATAATTATGTATATAGGTATGTATTAGTAGATAGGTTTCAAAACGATTCTAAAAATCATTATGGCTTTGATACTAAAGAAGAGAAAACAACAGAAGAAATTTTTGCTTTAGAAAAAGATAGACATATAAGGCGAAAGTATATTATAAGGAAGTAGTATGGCATCAACAGTAGATATTTGTAATGGAGCATTAAATCAGTTAGGTGCAACAACTATACTTTCACTTACAGAAGATTCAAAAAATGCTAGACTTTGTAACTCAAGATATACTCAAGTAAGAGACGCAGTATTTAGATCACATCCTTGGAACTGCTTACAAAAAAGAGTAGAGTTAGCATCATCAACAACAACTCCGGCATGGGGTTATAAATTTAAATTTGATTTACCGGGTGATTGTTTAAGACTATTAAGAATATTAGATTTTGATTCTAATTACCAAGTAGAAGGTAGATCAATATTATCTAACAATGAGACTATGAAAATTTTATATATCTCAAGAGTAGAAGATCCTAACCAATATGACGAATTATTAAGAGAAACATTATCAGCTGCATTAGGTTCAGACATTGCTTATGCTATAACATCAAACAATACTACATCACAAAATATGTTAGTTACTTATCAAGAAAAATTAAAAGATGCTAGATTTGTAGATTCAACAGAAGGTCAAAACACAAGACAAGAAAATGGTATGGCAGATGTGGTAGATGCGGGTACATTCATAAACTCAAGGTATTAGTAAATGGCTAGAGTAGCTGCACAACTTTCAAACTTTACAGCGGGTGAGTTATCTCCAAGATTAGATGGTAGAAATGATTTAGCAAAATATTCTGCAGGATGTGCAACTGTAGAAAATATGGTTATCTATCCTCATGGAGCTGCAGCTCGTAGACCGGGTACACAATATGTTTCTTCAGTAAAAACACCAGCAAACAAAACAAGATTAATACCTTTTGAATTTTCTACAACACAAACTTATATTTTAGAATTAGGCAATCAATACATAAGATTCTATAAAGATAATGGTCAAATATTATCTGGTGGATCTCCTTATGAAATATCATCACCTTATTTAACTGCAGAAATTTTTGATATTAAATTTGCACAATCTGCTGACGTTATGTACGTTACACATCCTAACCACAAAACTAGAAAGTTATCTCGTACAGGACATACCTCTTGGACATTAACAGAAGTAGATTTTGTTAATGGTCCATATTTAGATACCAATTCATCCACAACAACCATTACAGCTTCTGCACACACAGTTGGAACTGGAAGAACTTTTACTGCTAGTACAAGTACATTTGTTTCAACAGATGTTGGAAGATTAGTTAGATTCAGAGATGGTTATGCAGAGATAACAGGATTTACAAGTGCTACAGTTGTTACTGTTGAAATATTAAAAGATACAGGATCAGCTAGTGGATCAACCGATTGGTCTCTTGGTGCGTTTTCAAGTACAACAGGTCATCCTTCTTGCGTGTCATTTTTTGAACAACGATTAGTATTTGCCGCAACATTAAATAATCCGCAAACAGTTTACTTTTCTAAATCTGGTGATTATGAAAACATGGATGCAAACATTGGTGGTACTGTTGCAGATGATGATGCTATTATTTATACAATCGCATCTAATCAAGTAAATGCTATTAGATTTATGGCTGCTGGTAGAACTTTAATAATAGGTACTGCAGGTGGTGAATTTACAGTAAGTGGTGGTGGAGATAATGATGCAGTAACACCAACAAATATTTTAATTAAAAAACAATCTAACCATGGTGCAGCAAACACAGATGCAATAGCAGTTGCTAACGCAACATTATTTTTACAAAGAGCAAAAAGAAAAATTAGAGAACTAGCTTATAACTTTGATGTAGATGGTTATACAGCACCCGATCTTACCATCCTTGCCGAACACATTACTGAAGGAGGTATTGTTGAAATGGCATATCAAGAAGAACCTTTAGCAATTATTTGGTGCGTAAGAAATGATGGTGAATTAATTGCATTAACTTATCAAAGAGAACAAGAAGTTGTTGCTTGGCATAGACACATTTTTGGCGGAGCTTTTGGTAGCAGTAAAGCAGTATGTGAATCTGTTGCAGTTATTCCAACAGAAGATAGTGAATACGAATTATACATGATTATAAAAAGAACTATCAATGGTGCTACTACAAGATATGTAGAATATTTAAACACATTTGATTTTGATCAAACTGATAATACATCATTTAATTTTTTAGATTCACAACTTAATTATAGTGGTGCAACATCAACATTGAATGGCGACATTTCTAATTCAGCAAATACAGTTATTGTAGCATCTGGAACAGACTTTACATCTTCTGGAAAAATAAAAATTGGTGGAGAAATAATTACTTACACAGGAAAATCTACAAATAATTTAACTGGTTGTACTAGAGGAACAGAAAGCACTACTGCGGCAGCTCACACATCTGGAGATACTGTAAAACAAGTTGTTAATTCTTTATCTGGATTAAATCATTTAGAAGGTCAAACAGTTAGTATATTAGCTGATGGTGCAACACATCCAGATAAAACTGTATCATCAAATGCTGTTACTTTAGATAGATTTGCAAACAGTGTTAAGATTGGATTAGGTTATACATCAATATTAAAAACTATGAGAATAGATGCTGGTTCACAGAATGGTACATCACAAGCTAAAACAAAAAGAATATATGAAGTTACTGCAAGATTATATGAAAGTGTTGGTGTTGAAGTAGGACCAGATTTAAATAATATGGAAAGAGTACCTTTTAGAACTTCTGCAAATCCTATGGATCAAGGTATACCACCTTTTACAGGTGATAAAGAAGTAGAATTTAGAGGAAATTATGATACAGATGGATTTATGATTGTAAGGCAAACTCAACCTTTACCTTTAACAATTTTATCACTATACCCAAGGCTAGTAACAAATGATGGATAATACACTACATATAGTACCTTATACAAAAGAACATGGACAGTTTATATTATCCTGTCAAATGAACCACAAAGTATTAGAAGCAGATAGACACTACATTAATGTAGAAGGTGATGCTAAAAATTTAGAACAAGATCATTTAGCTTTTACTGGTATTGTAAATAATAAACCTATCTTTGCTGCAGGAATGAAAATGATTTGGGGTCAAGTTGCAGAAGGTTGGGTTATTGCAACAAGTGAGATGTGGAAACATCCACTAGGTGTAGCTAAAGCAATTAAAAAAGATTTTGCAAGAGTTGCTAAAGAAAATAATATTACTAGAGTTCAATCTGCAATCAGAAAAGATTTTAAAGAAGGTTTAAGATTTGCAGAGTGGTTAGGTTTAGAAAAAGAAGGTTTGATGAGAAAATGGGGTTTTGATGGCTCAGACCAATATATGTATGCGAGGTTATTCTAATGGGAGTACCACAGTTATTTGTAGCAGCAACATCAGCAATGCAATACCAAGCTCAAGGAAAAATTGGTAAATTTAATCAAGCTGTTAATGAAAGAAATGCTAAAGTATTAGAAGGTCAAGCATTACAAATAGAACAAAAAGCAGAATTTGATGTAGCTCAATTTAATAAAAAATTTCAAAAATTAGAAGGAACAACAAAAGTAGCACTTGCTAAATCTGGTGTTGTTATGGATAGTGGTAGTGCTTATAATATAGAATTATCAAATGCTTTTGAAGCTGAATTACAAAAACAATTAATTGAATACAATGCAAAAGTAGCATCAGCAAATAAAATGGAAGAAGCAAATTTTGCAAGAATATCTGGTCAAATGGCTAGAAACCAAGCTAAACTTGCACAGATAAGCACAATAGCTTCTGCTGGTTCAAGTCTATTATCAATGAGGAACGCATAATGCCAAAAATACCAACTTTTGAAGCAGAAGGATCAGTAGAACAATTACAAGGAACTACTACAAATATTCAAATGGGTTTAAACCAAAACCTTGCTAGTGCATTAAAACCTGTAACTGATGCTGTTGTTAAATTTAAAATAAAAGAAAATGATGCTCAAAATAAAACAGAAGCATTAAAGTTAGAAAATAATTTTATTAATGAAATGCAATCTGTTTATGAACAAGCAAATATATTATCTAATAAAGAACAAGCACAAAATATTATACAAGAAAAATCAAATGCACTAATAGAAAAATATGCATCACAAGCAACAAACAATTCTACTAAAACTTTATTTAGCAATTATGCTTTAGCTGAAGTTCAAAAAGGAATGTTTAGAAGTAATAGTGCAGTATCAAAAAATATTTTAACTGAATTAGATAATAATGTTAATATAAAAAAAGAAAGATTATTAACAACTGCTTTTTTAGCAGAAGGTGGATTTGATTATAGTGTTTTACAAACAGACTTAACAAAACTTTATACAGATAATTATAGTGGTAGAATTTCTAATGCTCAATTAAAAACATTAGTAGATGGTATTCCGGGTGAGGTACAAGCATACGAAGCAACAAAACTTATAACTGACAATCCTAGAGAAGCATTAACAACTTTG